GATTTAAGATTTAACCAAATGGCGGTAGATCAAGATTACTTTATACCTGTACGTGATCCAGCGGCAGCTAATCCAATTGACACCTTACCGGGAGCTCAAAACTTGGCAGAGATTGCCGATATTGAGTATATCCAAAAGAAATTAGTTACCGCATTAAGAATACCTAAGGCTTATTTAGGATTTGAAGAAGTTGTTGGTGATGGTAAAAACTTATCTTTATTGGATATTCGTTTTGCTCGCACAATCAACAGAATTCAAAAATCGGTTATTGCCGAATTAAATAAGATTGCAATCATTCACTTATTCTTAATGGGATTTGAGGATGAATTACAAAACTTCTCATTAGGTCTTACAAATCCATCAAAACAAGCTGACTTGTTAATGATTGATGTTTGGAAAGAAAAAGTATTGTTATATAAAGATTTGGTTGCAGAGATTCCAAAATCACTTCAAGCAACATCCGCAACTTGGGCTAAGAAACATATCTTTGGATTCTCAGATGAAGAGATTAAGTTGGAATTACAACAAGTTAGAATGGAAAGAGCGGTTTCTGCGGAACTTGATAATACCGCAACTATTATTACAAAAACAGGGTTATTTGATAACATAGATAGATTGTATAAAGCACCGGCATCAGGATCAACAACACCGGCACCTGCAGGAGATGCGGGAGGAGCCGGCGATATGGGAGCTCCAGCACCTGAAGCGGGAGGACCACCTCCACCACCTGAGGCACCACCAACAGTACCTGAATCTACTCTTAGCGATAAATTAAACATTCTTAATGAGGGAAAAGAAGATGAATACTTAAGTTTTGATAAGATGAACAACTCTTTGGGTGATATTGAAAACGAATTATTTAAATTATTACAAGACTAACAATATTTATAATAAAAACTAATTATGAATTTCGGTGAAATAAAATCAAAAATAGAGACGTGTATGTCAGAATCTTATAAGACTAACACCTTAAAAGATAATCTTTTTGTATTTGAACAAATTGTCTTAAAAAATAAAAACATATCAAAAGTGTTTTTTCTTTATGACGAACTATCAAAAAACAAGGGGATATCTGAGTCCGTCGCAAACGAATATATAAATGAATCTATTTCGGCATACGAAAAAACAATTAAGAAAATTACACCAAAAGAAATTAAAGAATTAAAAGCATGGGTAGGTCATATTACGTGTGAAAACGAATATAAAAATATTGATAATTTATTCTCAAAAGATCTATTGGTTATGGAGGATAAAATTAAAAGTAAAAAACTTATTTCTGAGACTCTAAGACAAACAGAAAAAGAATCAAAAGAAGTAATAAATGTTCCATTAAAGGCTATGGTTAACGTGGCAAACAAAACCGTTAAAAACTTCCTTTCAAATCTAACGGAATCAGAACAAAAAGAATTAAATAAAATTTTATCTACACCAAAAGAAACTTTAGTTGAGAACTATAATAAAATTAAAGATGAGGTTACCAAAAAATTGGGCAATACAAAATTAACAGAGTCAGATGATGAAACTGTGGATACTATTGATAAAGTCTTAGGTAAATTACAAACAGAATCTTTTAACGAACTTAATTATTATAAGTTAATTAAATTGTCGGAATCTCTTTAATCTTCAGATCTTAATTTTTGGACATAAGTCGCTCTCTGAATCTCATCTCTTTTCTTAACGGACTTTTTGGTAAATTCTTTTCTTTCAAATAATTCACCATTTTGTTTTGTTTTTATCACTTTTTTTTTAAGATCCTTTAAAGCTTTTTCAATATTGCCTTTTTTTACTTCTACAAATAACATATTTTTTTGGTTTGTTGATATAAATATAATAATCATTTACCTTTAAGTAAAAATAAACCTCAGAGTATGAAAAATTTTTATGAAAAAAGGGAAAACAACCAAATTAACTGGTTACAGAACGTTTAAATCGCACTATGGAACCATTGATGCACAAAACCTTAAATCAATTTACGTTAACCTACAAACTTGGGTAGAACCCAAAGATGAAGTAGAAAATTGGAACAGAGTAGTTCTAAACATGTCAAGATCCGTTAAACATTCGGTTTTTGAAAACATAAACAAAGAAGTTTTTGACAACAAATTTATTGTTGATTTAGATCTTCGTACGAGTGGATTACACCTAAAGAAAAAATCATTTATGAACTTAGAGGTTAATCTTTTCTTACACGAACCTATGGACTTCAAGTCCCCAAAATTAAAGAAACACGTAAAATCTTTAATTAAATCTTTATATGGGGACGTAATAAATAAAAACAAATATTTTAAATTTTATTTAACCAAAACAGGAAATACAAAACCCATTAAACAAGAAATTGAAACTGTTTAGTATTTATATAGAAAATATTAAATGGAAAATTTTAAAATATTAGGACCGAGAGATTTGGGTAGAGGTATTCTTATTGAATATGATGCTGGGTATATAAATCCAAGAGAGGGTAAAAACTTAGAAATGATCAATGAAAATAAGTCTATGTTAGACCACTCAAAACCATTTGAATTTTATGCGGTTCTTCAGAAATATAATACACCAAATAGAAATGGTCGTGTGTACCCTGAAAGGATTTTAAAAAGAGAAGCGGATAACTACAAAAAGATGATTGATAAAGGTACGTCTCTTTCTGAGTTAAATCACCCTGAGTCGTCTTTAATTGACTTAGACAGAGCTTCACACATTATTACGGAAATATGGTGGGACGGACCTGTATTACTAGGTAAGTTAAAGTTATTAACAAGTCCAGGTTTCCACGAAAGAGGGATTGTTTCTACCAAAGGAGATTTGGCAGCAAACTACCTACGTCAGGGAGTTACTTTGGGTATATCTTCTCGTGGTGTAGGTTCACTTAAAAAAGTGGGAGAACAAAACGAAGTACAAGATGATTTTGAACTTATCTGTTTTGACCTTGTATCATCACCATCCACACCTGGAGCATACTTGTTCCAAAATAAAGATGACAGAATGAAGTACGAAGAAAACTTAGAAGAGGATAGAAAAATTGCCGTTGAAAGAAATGTTGGTGAATCTGGAGCTAAATCACTTGACTTAATGAAAAGATTATCCGATTATTTAGGAAAATAAAAAATTATGGACGAAAAGTATTTTGTAGCAAAGATCACCACTGATATGGTTGATACTGAAACCGGAAAGGTTAAAAAACAAAGAGAAGAAAAATTAGTAAAAGGTTATTCACCAACTGATGTTGAGGCAAAAGTAACCAAAGTTTACGAAAACTATTCTATGGAATGGAGAATCACATCTATCAGTGAAAGTAAAATTGATGAAGTGATTGAGAATTAAGATCTAAAAAATTAAATAAGAAATGGGAATTGACAATAGTCTTTTCCCATTTTTTTTTGTCTTAAAGTACCTAAAATTAAAATTTTTTGAATATTGTAGATATTTATTTGAAAACTCTATAAAAAAAGTATGGAAAAAAACCAAAATGTAGTAGAAGATGCTCTATTTCAAATTCGTAATTTGGAAGAGACTCTACAAGAGAATGCAAAAGGAATACTTCAATCTACGATGAAAGAAGAAATCAGACAATTAGTAAAAGAATCTCTAAAAGAACAAGATGACGAGATTGAAACAGATGAACCCGTAACAGGCGGAGAAGCAGAACTTGATTTTGATTCAGAAGTTGAGGACGAGGACATGGATGATGAAATGGAAGATGATGAAGAAATGGACATGGACATGGAAGATGATGAAGAAATGGAATTTGATATGACTGGTGACGACATGGAAGATGACGAAACTATTGATTTGACAAATGCGTCAGATGATGAAGTTTTAAAAGTTTTCAAAGCTATGAGTGATGAAGATGGTATTATCGTTAAAAAAGAAGGTGATAGTATTCACCTTAAAGACGGTGATAACGACTACATGATCCACTTGGGTGAATCTTATTTAGATGAAGAAGGAGATGGCATGGGTTATCCTGAAATGGAAGAAACGATCTACGAAATTGAAATGGAAGATGAGGACGAAATGGAAGATGATGATTTTGAAATGGATTTTGAAACCCCTATGAGAGATAAAATCAGATCTCATAAAGGTGACTTTGAAACTCCAATGAGAGATAAAATCAGATCTCGTATGGATAGACACAGAGATTTTGACGATGACATGAGCGAAGGCACTCATCCTGAAATGGAAGAAATGTACGGTGGAAACAAACATGACTTTAAAAGAAGCCATGGTCACAAAGAAGGTGATGTTGATGGACATTACAAAGACTATGAAATGGAAGAATCAGAAACTATTGACTTAGATTTAGGTGAAGAGTGGAATGAAGAAGAATCATTGAATTTAGATGCTGTTATGGAAGCCGTTAAGAAAGCTATGAAACCAAAAGGAGTTGGAATGGGTAACCAATCTAAATTCAAATATAACCAAAAACCTAACATGAGCGGAGGATTCAACGAAAAGAAAAAAGAAGGTCCAAGATCTGTTGGTACAGGTAAAGCAAAATTTGAATACAAAGAAGGTGAAAACATGGAAAAAGGTAAAGACACACCTGTTAAGAAAGTTGAAACTAAAGAAGCGTCAAGAACTATGGGTAATGGATCCAAAAATGGAAGTCGTGGTCTTAGAAAAGCAAGAACTAATAACAGAAACTATGAGTTTAATCCTTTTAAACTTTCTGAAGAAAAATCTCAAAATGAAGTTAATTTATTAAGAGAGAAAAATGAAGAGTACAGACAAGCACTTGACGTGTTTAGAACAAAACTTAACGAAGTTGCGATCTTTAACTCAAACTTGGCTTACGCTACAAGATTATTCACAGAACATTCAACTACAAAACAAGAAAAAATAAATATCCTAAGAAGATTTGACAATGTTGAAACTTTGAAGGAATCAAAAAGTCTATATAGATCTATCAAAGACGAGTTGACATCTGGATCTAAAACTGACGAAAAATTAAACGAGTCAATTGAAAGAACTGTTAACAAAACTGTATCAACAGGTTCATCAGCAAATTTAATTGAATCAAAAACGTACGAAAATCCACAATTCTTAAGAATGAAGGATTTGATGTCAAAACTTTAATAAACAAATAAACAAAAATAATAAAAACCAAAAAAAATGGGAGCATTATTAGAATCAGGTCTTGTTGGTAACATTGGGTTAAA